CCGACATTAAATGTCGGATTCTGCTGCATCGCATTGATCATGTTCTGACCCTGTTGGTAATTCAGATAAGTGCCCAAGCCTTGAGTAAGTGCGTTAGCGCCTCCTACGTATCCCGAAGCGCGAGCAGCAGCGCTGCTCATTTGAGTGTCGCCCACATTGGACGCCATTTGCATACCGGCTTGACCGAGTTGTTGGGCTGTAGTTTGACCAATCCCAGCGAGAGACTGCAATGGTCCTAATCGAGCTTGACGTTCAGCCTGATACCGATTGAAAGCATTTTGGTATTCTTGAGATGCAAGGTCTTGACCGAATCGTTGGATACCTTTCATTGCAGCACCAGACATCAGACCCCCTCGGGCAGCAGCCGAGCGTTCTAGTGCTTTCATCCCCTCGGACATGCGAAAACCATAACCCGGGTCTTGTTGAAATTGCTGCATCCCAAATTGCTGATAGTCAGTCAACGGAATTAACTTATTAAGAGCTTGTTCACCGGCTTTTCGCCACGGTTCTTGCAACTCAACTTGCCGCTCGAACTGTTCCATTTGCAAAGCGGACGCACGATCCGCAGCACCTGCTTGAGTTGATGCCGCTTTTTTGGATGCACTAGAGCCAAGCGCTGCCGCTCCGACGGCACCTGCCAAAATTGCGGTTCCGGTTCCTATTGCCATGAATTGACCTCTTTAATAAATGTACGCTCCATTGGTTTAAAACCTGCGCGGGTATAAAGATTTTCCATCTTTTTTGATCGCTCATCTTCTAACGCAATCATGAACAATGCTGTGGCGTTTTTTTCTTTTGACCATTGTTCAATTTGCTTGAACATTTCTTTACCAGCACCGCTACCACGAGACGCAGGATTCAACCACCACCATAGTTCTTGAACAACAAGAGCCGATGGATTGAAATACAACGGATACGCTATTGCCGCACAAATGCCTACAATCTTGCCGTCAATTTCAGCCAACCAAATACCCACGCTGTCGTTTTGCAATGACGCCAAATAAAATTGCGAATACCCGGGAATGTCAAACTCAATTAAGCCGTGCATTGGCGATGCCGCGTGAAACGCTTTTGCCAATACAAGATAGTTTGGTAAATCAGATTCGGCGGCTTTGCGTACAATCACTGAGTCACCTCACGACCACTGACGCGCATGTTGATAGCACTAGCGGTTCCGGCAATTGTACTAATAAAGTCACCGGGGTTCAAAACTTGCCCCACTAGTTCAGGAAATGTGTAGACCTCGGACGGCTGAAGTGTTTTGGTCTTAGTGATCAAGTTGATGTCACCAGCGGACCCGGCAGTCGTGACAAGGTTTACCGAAATCGTTGCAGCGGTAGCGCTGTAGTTGGTTGCCGTGAACTTGTCAATAATGGTCGTTACATTGGTCGCCGTGTATTGAGTAGTCTGCACATTTTCAACGGTCTTACCGGGAACAAGGTTTTTAACGAGAACAGTCATTTATTGAACTCCTTGAATTGTCGGAACAGAAACCATCGACACGGTTAATATTACGGATGGTGTAACGGGTCGAACAGGACTTGTCTGCGCCCCGATGTACTGAATTGTAGTCGAGGCGTCTGTTGTCGCCCACATTAGTTCGACATACTCATTTTCCGCCAAGTCAATAAACAAATTCAACGCGCCGATTAAGTGACCGTCTATCGAACCATGTCTACTTGGTATTGAGAATTGACTGTTGCTGTCAGGCACGTCAGTTCCATTCTTGCGCATCCAAATATCAATATCGTGAACATTAGAATCCGTGTTAACCATTTGAACACTGAATTGCACATTGTACGTGCCGACTGTTTCACACCTAATTTTAGAAGAGCATGTGCCAGTGATGGTAGTTGATGCAACCGTCTGCGACACGCTGATTTCATAAGTACCCGTGCTGCCATCTGTGCCAGTAAGCTGCGAAACAATTCGAGTTCCTGCCGTAACACCCGTACCTGTAATTACCATTCCCGGGTAAATTGGTCCAGATGTAATAGCTGTCACGGTCATGACAGTTGTGGCAATTGACGCCGTAAATACCGCTGTGCGATTTTCCAGTGTCACACCGTTACTGAATTGCGTGGTGTCATACAACAACGGGTATGCTGTAGTCGTAGAACCATCTGGCTGATTAGCGGTACTATAAAACGAGCCGTAAATAAAATGCGGTACTTGTGGTGTAAAAATAGGCTGAACCGCAAAAGCGTCAAGTTGCTTCTGCAATTCCGCAATTTGATTTAAAACATCAGTTGGTTGTTGAGCTAATCCTTCAATCTGCTTCTGTAATTCGGCAATTTCAGATAACGAATCGTTTTGCGAAGGTGTCAGTTTTTCATCATCACAACACTGACTCTTTAACACATCGTCAATTGTTAAGGTCGGCGGTCCTTTTTGTACATCGTCAAGCGATATGCTGCTACCGCCTTGGGTCTGGAACAACGACAAAAAGAACATGTACCACTCGCGCGACACATTCCCTGTACGCGGATCAATGAACGCAACTCGGGGAGGCGTAATTGGAACATTTAACGGATTAGGCATTTGTCGGACTCACAGTTAATTCCGCACCAATGATTGCAATTTTCACCGGGTCCGTACCACTTACTTCGTACACCCTGTCACGAATTTTCATGGTCATGCCTAAACGTCGCCAGATAGCACGACGATAGAATTCACCAATCTTGCCAATACTAACCCAATGCTCGTTGGACCATGTGTGCCCACCGTCGTCACTCCAACGAAGCATGACTTGCGGATCGCTACCTTGACCAAGATTTAGACCAACGCCGGTCTCTAAATCAAGTTGAAGACTGTGTTGCGCGCTACGTTTAAGATTATTCTGACTTGTGGGCAATGCTCTCCATGATCGTAACCATTTTTGAACACTACCGTTGTCCGAGAAATCGTTTAAATCAAACGAATACACATTTGCGTTTTCGTAGTCCCCGACTAATACATCGCCTTGAAAGAATGCCTGACAGTTACTACGATGACGAGTAAAGTCACCATTGTCAAATCCGGCTCGCTCATGCCATGCTTGCGTCGCCACGTCATATACCCAAGTCGTGTCAGCTTGGGGAAATATCAGTACGTAAAAACTGTGGCCGTCTTGTTGGTACGTGTACCCAATTGCGTCCGACATGTCTTCATACTGCTGAATTTGCCATTCAACGGCATGAGTTGAAATGCGTTGACCGGTATATCCATTAGCCCGATAAACAATTCCTTGACCCCGAGCGTCTTTACCCAACCAGAAAAGACCATTGTCCATTTTGGCAATTGAATACGGAGCGGCGCAACCTATCTCATTAAAAGCGCCCTGAATGCGAGAAAGAGGAAAATCCGCGTTACCGCTGTCATACCACACCTCAACGGAATTGGTGCCAAAAACCCAAATTTCTCGATGGTCGGCAATAATGCCAACTACACCGTCAGGCGATCCTTCGGCTGAAGCAAAATCCAACGGGTCTATACTCGTACCATCCAGCAATCCAGTTACCCAAATTTTTTGACTATTCGGCTCATTGAATACGAAATATCCATCAAGATACGCCACTGTGACGGCACCGGGGAAGTCACCATCTGTGATTTGAGCAAACACGTTGGTTTGCGAATTGTAGATGTAGGACGGACCATTACAGGCAATAAATAACTGAATGCCGTTGTCAACCATGCTTACGGGTCCGCTGGTGCCCGATACAGTACCCAATTCCGTCACAACGTAATTAGAGTCTACTTTGTACAGCTTGTTACGGCTAACCACGTACAAGTTGCTACCAAACACCCACATTCCGCGAATTGGTCCAGATCCTACAGATATCTTCAACTTAAGACCGGGCGCACGATTTAAAAACGCAGGTTCTTTACCGCCCTCGGGAACGAGTTCAGGAAACAAATTGATCATGCGGGCATCGGCAGCGTTGACGCTGCGAGCCACGTATGCGGAACCGAGAATCGGAGTCTTCATCAGAAGTTTCCGGCGTAGATGTTAAATCGTTGTTTATTTGCCACAACGCCGTACGGTAAACTCATTACGTCGTTAGGATTATTGATGCGTTTGAGATTGCGCTTACTTGTCATAGCAATACGCCGCACTTGCGGTGAAGGCTCCACACCAAACTCGGGCGCAATCTCCATTGCCAAGTTATAAGCAAAAGCCCGCATGTACCCGGGTGGAAAATGCAATTCAGTTGATAACGTAGCAGGCTGCGTCAATTCTTGCACTGAAATGAAATGCCACTCCAAAACCTGTGTGGGCTTGGGGTAAACAAACATCTCGACATCGGGAAATGTCTCATTGACAAAAATGACTTGCGGAAAAGTAGACGTTGCTGTTTTAACCGCGATGCCGTTGTACTGGTCTTGATTGATGAACTTAATGCCGTACGACACACCACTGGGGGCGCGGTAGTACGTGGCATCATCAAGCAACACGGGGCGGTTGCCCACAAAGTCACCAGTGGGGCCAAGGGTGCGACGAATCTCGCCTGCGGGCCAACTAAATACTTGATCTTGAGTAGCGTAAACAGACAATCGCTCGGTGTTCCACGAGTCGATCATTTGATTCATCGCTAAAAGAGCGTCTTGACTGGTTGCCGCTGACGGAGTTTCCCCTTCGGCTAATACACCGAGCATACGCAAAGCCCGATTAATTTGATCGCCAGCGGTCGTTGCCATATCAGTTTCCTTCGGATTCGTCGCTTACCGAAGTCAGAAAATCGGGGACTTCGTTGGGCTGTTCGATGGGTTGTTGGGTCACTTTGCGGGTGTACTTGCGCTTGGGCGCTTCAGCAACCGGCTCAGGTGCCGCTACTGTCGAAGGTTCGACTGGCGTATCGGGATTGTACTCCGTCCACCCGTTTTTGACATCTTGTTCTATTTCCAATTCATTGATTGCGACTTTGGCACCATGAATAGGGTGCACAAGAACAATGTTCATTCAAATCTCCATATAAAAACGGGGCCGAAGCCCCGTTTCAAGAACCGCTGGATTAACCTGCGATGCGATACAGCGACCAAGCACCGTCGCCGGTTTTACGGGCGCGGAACGTGGCAGATGTGTTTTCCAGAACAACCATATTGCCGACCAGAGTCCAGCCGGTACCCACAGCAATCGTCACTTGATAAGCGGCGTCTTTGTTGCAGACCGAAAAGTCAAAAGCGGCATTTACTTTTTCGGCGTTTGGAACAGCAGCCTCGGTCAGAGCAACCGTGGGCAGCGTAGCTGTAGCATCAGCGCCGGTGTCAACAACAAACAGACCAGTGGCTAGTTGGGCACCAGTTAGAGTTACATCACCTGTCACATCAGTCGGAGCAGCTTGAACAATCAGTTGAGCCTCGGACGGATTGCCCGCGCCGACTTGATAACCACCACCACCATTAGGAAGAGCCATGATAATTTCCTTTCAGTATTCAATTCAGAATGCTCCCGGTTTCCCGGGAGCGTTTCAGATTAGCCCCAGATACGGCAAGCCATTTGCGGACGGATCGTGTTGTAACCGTACAGAACGTCAACACGGCATGGCATACGGTCGTTGTTGATGTCGTACTGACGAACCACACGCAAGCTGATACCGTTGTGAACAGCACGGCTTGCCATGTCCACACCTTGTGGCAGAAGCAAGTCGGCGGTTGCAAACGCAATAGCGTCGCGGTGATACACGAGATTTTGAGCGTAAGTACCAGAAGCAGCACCAATAAAGATCACGGCTTTGCTGTTACCCGGCAGGCTTACCACGGTAGCAAGAGCGTTGCCTGCCGAATAGATCGGAGCAACAGTAATGTTACCTTCGCCGCTACCGCCCAAAGTTACATCAGCCAGCGCAACAAACTGGAACAGCGAGCCTGTGGATTCACGGGTTTGCGGGTTAGCCGCAAAGCAATCGGCCACTGTGAACACGTCACCAGCTTTAACAGTAGCACCAGCACCAGCACCGGTAATTGCGATAGTGGTGGCACCTTCAGCAGTTACAGCAGCCGAAGTGCTTCCACCGGTAGCTGTACGCGAGCCAACAGTAAAGGACTTGATCGACTGGCTCATGTTGACTTCTTCGTAACCCAATACGTTCTCACCCATCATGCCATTTTTAAACTGGCGGGAGATTACATCTTGAGGATTGAAGAAACCAGACAAGCCGTTAACCAGCGCAGCGTTAGCGGCAGGGTTCACGGTAGCGTAACGCGGCGACATAGTTGCTGCGTTTTCGTTCAGTTTCTGTTGGGCTTGCAGCAAAACCAATGCAGTGCTAGGAGCAGCAGCAGGAGTACCAACCGAGTTACCGATTTGCCTGAATGCGTTGGCAACATCAGCGTCCACAGTAGAGGCCAACTGGCTGATACGTGGTTTCAAGACACGCTCTGCAAAATCGTCCAACTGCATTGTCAGTTCAGCAGATGTAAAATTGATGCCGACATGTTTTTGCGACGCAACAGTCAAAGTGGTGAACTGTTCGTTGTCGTCTTGGGCTTGCAGAGCAGCACCGTCGGTCACAAGAGCGCGATCGGGCAGGCGAATACGCAGAGTAGAACCAATTTTCGCGCCTTCAACAGCAAAGCTGTCATCGTATTGGCGGTTTACGTTGCGGGTGATCACAAGATTATTCTCTAGGATTTCCAGAGCTTTACGTGTGATCATGTCAATGGTAAGAAGGCTATTTGCCATGATTGAGAGTCCTATTTAACGATTGCGGAGTGCCTGCATCTTTGTAATTTGTCGTTGACGCTCGGCGGCAATCCATTCCGAATCACTCATGGTCTTGATAGACCGAGGATCGGTAGTGTCAATAACACCGGGATTTACAGCACGGGCGCTTACTGGACGAATCGGTTCAGGCGCAGACGTTGTTTTCTTCTGGGGAGGCTCGGCGCCAAGTTTGGCTTCAATCTTCCCAATTTCACGTGCTTGCAAAAGTGGCGACAAGCGTGAAATGCGTTCAGCTTCTTTAGGATTGCTGCCTAGCCAATAAGCCAGATCAGGTCCAAGATCAGATGCTTTAATTGTTTCAGCCATTACATCAGTGACTCGAAGCTGCGGGTTGTAAGCGACTTGTTCAAAGTCGTCATACTTATTACGAGCTTCTTCTTCACGTTCAGCGTAAGCGTCTTCAACTTGAGCACGTTGCTTTTGAATCTCGCGTTGCGCAATCAGTTCTTCGGCTTTCTTTACGGCCAATACTTCCGCATAAGCCTCGGGAGACTCAAACTGATCCGCCGACGGAAGTTCCGCTGGCACCGATTGCCTCACTTGCATCTCTGCTTGTTTGGCTTGCTGTTCACGTTCCCACTTGCGTTGCTCTCTTGCGAGGCGTTTGCCAATCATCGCATCGAGCTCAGCTTGAGTAAATTTTTTCTCTTCCGCTGTCTCGGCACTTTGATTCGCGACTTCCGGCGCGTCATGTGCCTGATCCGCAACGGCCGTCGTTGCAGGGGCTAGCGCGGAGTCAACTTCCGCTAGGTTTTGGACTTCATCGTTCATTGCATGTTCCACTGGAACCCCGGTCTGCTGGACCGGTACAGTTTGCTTCATCTATTACCGATAATAACTGATATTCAGTTTAGCACCGGCAACTTGTTCAATAAAACGGATTTTGCTCAAATCGCCATCATATTGCAATGGAATGCCTGTAGCGAGTGGCATACCGACGGACGCAGTAGGCGCTACTCCATCGTCACGCCAGCGAACACCCTGCGTTTCAGCAATAATCAATGCAAAAGCAGGAGTGCAGTTTAACCCGTTGGGGTCAGTTGACGGTAGTGTAAGACCAGTAGACGCATTCAGGCTAGTAATTTGCTGATAGCCTAAGCAGGTTGTGACAACTTTGAGCAAATTATTTGCCATTAAAATCTCCTTGGGGTGCTAAAAGATCGAAGTCGGTATGTTATTTCATACGATGCTTGCGGGGAAGCCCCGAAATCCCATCCATTGTTGTTGCCTGCATCGGTGTTACCTTGATCGACATATGCGTTCCACATTGCACCACCTGCGGCGTTTGAGTCGCTTACTGTCATGTTGGTAGCGTCGACCGTGTTTGATGCCTGCGACAGTGTGTATTGAGTTCCGGGAATAGAGCTTTGCAGTGTGACCGATGGACTACCCGCAATAATAAACGTGCCTGCTGTGTTGGTCGAACCTGCCAAAAATTCAACCGTGCCAGAAGTAAGCGTAAGGGTTCGGGTCGCGCCAAGTGTCAATGCCTCAACAAATTTAACAATCGAACCTGTAGATGCAACGCCAACCGGGAAGTCAAACGTCTTACCGTCGGCTGTCACGGTTTGAGTGCCCGTAGAGCCACGGAACTCAAGCCCAATGGTTGCGGCACTTAAAGTCATGCCAGCACTAAACTTCAAGTTACCAAAGATGCCAACTGTGGTGCCGGGATTCATCGTATAAGTTCCAGCAAAACCCGTGAAATCTAAGTCACGAGCGCCACGAGCGTTTCCCGTGGTTGTGACAATGTCTGTGCCAGCGAGAACATAAAAATCAAAAGCAGTATCCTCAGTCACACTAGCCACAAGACCGAGAGTACGAGTGCCAACTGCACCCGCATAATTCAACTCAATACGCCGAGAACCCGATACTGTCAAATTAACGGCAGACAGACTAAGCACGCTCGTGTTGTTTCCAGTTAAGACAATCTTTCCTGTACCAAAAGCCAGTGTTCGAGTGGTGTTGACGTTGGAGCTAAAAAGCCCGCAGGTAAATGTGTTGCCGTTTAAATTTAAACTCCCGTTGGTGAGTGTCAACGCCCTATTCGATGCGACGGTAACCGAATCTTGGAGCGTCCACTCGCCACCGACGCCGTTAAACACATGACTGTTCTGGAAAAGAAATCCATTCGTTGTGATGGTGTTTCCTGTTGTAGTTGACACAAATACTAAACCAACGCTTGATCCCCAAACTACACCAGCAGCGGCGTGAGTTAGATTTCCTGAAATTCTAACTAGACTGTTTGTGTTAGAAAATGTCAGCGTTCCGGTTGCTGGTCCTGCTACATTCAAGCTACGGCAAAGCATGCTTGTCGTATCGCTGGGTGTTGTAACAATGTACCCGACTGCGCTTGACAATGAGTCGAAGTACACATCATCGTCAATTGCAGGAACAGAAAATCCGCCAGCACCGCCGGATGTGTTTGACCAATTCGCCGTGTTTGCAGAGTTCCACGTACCTGCGCCGCCTACCCAATAACGATCAGCCATTTAAACTTTCCCTTACTGGTTCCGTGATGACTCGACCGTCAGCATCGGTCCCGGTTCGTGTTACCGACATCGGTGTATTTAATCCTGTCTAAATTGTACTATTGAACACATATACCACCAGCGCAAATTACATCCGATACTGGTGTAAAAATTATGCTGTGTTATCACTGCGAGATATTTCTCGCCATGTTGTGCCCATAAACATCAACGTGATAGTGTCATCAACATGCGTCAAAGTAAAATCTCCAGCCAGCCGAAGATTTCCGACGCCATCTTTCAAAACCACATCATTGCTATTGCTTGCCGCAACAAGAGTCAGCACTCGTCCGTTGTAGCCACCATCAATTGTGCTTAAATCGTCCGAGGCCGCGCCTCCTTCAGTTGCAACTGTATGAACATCATTCCACACTGTAATTGCATCACTCGCAATTGTTAGCGAAGGCGGATTCGTCAATGTGTAGTAATTGCGAGCCGATGTTATAAAATTGCTCGCTGCCACACTGGAGAACGGGACCGGACATGATACAAACGCATTGTCGGTAATAAACGATGCTTTTGTCTGCCCACCGAAACGCACGGCAGAAGATGTCACGTTTTCAAATCTATTATTGGCAATCGTAAATCCCGCAATTCCAACCGCGCCGCTTGTTGAGGCAACAATTCCATAAAGAGGAATATTTTTAAATACGTTTCCAGTAATTGAGGCACTTAAAGCGGTGAAATTGTCATCAAAAACTGAGAGCCCACTGTTTGCCAAAACAGTGTCTACTAGGTTGCCAGAAAAAATAAATTCCCCGGTCACATCTGCAACCCTAATTGCTATGTCGCCGCTATTAAAGGAGATGTTATTGGAAAACACAACATTATGGTAACCCTGAATGTTGTAGTTATAGATGGCGCTGTTTCGACAGATGTTCCCGGTAATACTGGCTTCTTTTAAGTAGCCCGGAGCCAATGTATCACCAATCAAATTAAATCCAATCCCATCAGCGTCCCTCACGACGTTATTTGCGCAAACAAAGCCGCTACCGATTGTTACATCGTCAGACGTTCCGCTCATTGTTATTCCGTGCGCGTCATACACGCCATCAGTTACTGTTTCGTCTACAATGTTTCCAGACACAACGCACGAATTAATATTCGCCTTAGTGGATATTCCTCTCCCATAAGCGCGCACTATTCTGTTGCCAGTAACGACTACCCGTCCTGCGCCGGCGTATACCTCAATCGCGCCAAGTCGATTGGATGCGCATCGCCCGACATCAGTAAAAAAGTTGTTAGATATGATGAGTGATGTTGAGTTTGGTGTGCCTATTAGCACAGTTGCAATGCCGCAGATGCCTGCCGCTACGGGGCTTCTTTGAAGATCGAATTGATTGGCATCAATCAAACATTGAGACGCGCCGCCCAAAGAAATATACCTTGGCGCGAAAGCGGCGGTTCCTTCTTGACCGCCAAAAAAGCGGGAGTTAGCCACGGTTACGTAAGATAGTTCGGTGGCCACCGTACTAGAATCAACTCGGATAGCCGCAAATTCTTGGTTTTTAAATTCACAATTCAAAATGTTTATTTTTGATTGCGTGCCGCTGCAATAAATAATATTTGCGCTTTGTAATGCTGTTTGATTTTGCCAATTTCCGTCAAAAACCACATTTTCAAATTGCCAGCTTGAATTAGCGGTTGATCCAGAAAGCATGCTTCCAGCAGTTGCATTCTTCTTTTTAATTGTTGCATTATTCGCATATAAAAATACCGTTGAAGGCAGTGCAATATTTGAAATTAGATAAATTCCATTTGGGAAAAATAACGCAGATTCCGTATTAATCGCAGCCTGAATTGCCGCCGTATCATCCGTTACCCCATCCCCAACAGCACCAAAATCTTTAACGCTAACAGTCTGGCGTAACTTAGCCTGAACAGTCGTGGCAACCGCTCCTGTGCCAGCAGGGTCATACTGAACCGCAGATGCGTTGGTGGCAATACCGGTTCCGTTGATTCCGGTAATGTTGTCCCAAGTTCCCAACGTAACATCAGCGCTGGTCATCAACACAAATTTATAACTGGCACCGGCAGTTAGCCAAATTTCTCCACCCGGAACACGACCAGCCGAATCCAAAATAATCGGATTAGTGTGCGCAACATTTCCGGCAGACGTTGTATAAGTTGTCTGCGGAGTCGTTGTGCCAGCTTGATACGACCACAGTTTTCCACCAGATAACGTATTACCAACGTTGTCAAAAAACTGCTGCCCTGCTCCTGCAAGTGCGGAAAGATTGACCGTCATTTAAATTTCCTATGCTAAAAACTTTAATTTGTAAAGAGTGGACAGATAAAGTCCAACGATCTCATCAATAATGTTTTGAAGCGGAGTATCGGTTTTTTCACAAACATCAAACCGCATCTTCTCGATATCGGCCATTGAATCTTCAAGAAACTCGACAATGTTGGTTGTTTTTTTAGCCGACATCAAACTAATCGGACCAATTAAACCATGACGACCTTGGTAAGTTTCAGCAAACTTGTCGGCCAAATCTACAACACTGTCGTAGAACTCGTTTAGAGCAGAATGTTTAGCAAAACTGCGGGTGTTTAGATGAACGGAATGCGCGACATCCCGTGCCAGAAACAACGTGCCCACGAAATCAGCGCATTTCATTCATCTCTCCTTGCTCGGGCATTCCACCCATCTGTTCCATTGATTCTATCTGCGGAGTTTCACGCATTTCGGGCGCACTTGCAATTAAATCACCCGTGTCAACAGCGGCTGCGATTGTACCCATCACAATATCTTGAATCTGTTCGGGCGTCATGCTGGCCTGCACTGCACTAATGCGCTGTGTTTCAGCCTGATACGCTTTAACCTCTGCCTCATATTCCTTGATGTCCAGATCACGGGCTTCCATGCTCTTGTTGACGTTCTGAAGCATCTGGAACATGTTCTGCATTTCAGCTTGCATTGCTTGCATTTGTTGATTTGCAGCAACCAAAGCCGGATTATCTTCGTCTGCTAGAACTTTGGGGTCAAGGGTTTTCTGGAACCGTTTGGCAAGGTCTTGCGCGCCGGGCCAGTCCATGTTCTTGACAAACAAATCGCCAGCCACTTGCCATAGTTGCGGATTACCTTGCAACAGTTGAGCCATTGATTCCAATGCTTCTTGACGCTTGGTTGCGTAACCGGGACCAGTAATAACGCGCACGTCGTATTTACCGACTGACGGGTTATAAATTTTGTCAATAACGACGCCTTCTTGGTTCACGATCTTTTTGACCGGTTCCTCTTGCATCGGGTTCATCTTGACGGTTGACGGTTCGCCGTCTTCACCAATGATGCGAGCAATGCGTTCGGTGTCGTAAATCTTAGGAATCAAATCCACCAGTTGACGACCAACATGGCGAATAGCGCGGGCCAAATTATCCACATAATGATAAGTTCCTACGTCTCCCTCGCGTTGACGCGCAAGGATTGCTTTGCCGGACCGTTCATTACTTGTCATCCCCAAGGATGCATTATATTGACCGGTTGCTGATTTTATATCTTCGGATGCTCCTGCTTTTGCCTGCAACAGCCCACTAGAAGCCATTGGCGGTTGCGCTCGCTGCGGTAACGGTAGAGTATTACCTTGACCATCTGTAACGTCGGGATTAACTTCAAGATACGGCCAATTTTGAGTATTTGCAGTCTTCCACTGTTGCTCATAGCCCTCAAACTGCCCGCCGTATCCGATAAACGGAGCTTTGGGTGCCAATGCCAGCATTTCAGCTTCTTGCGACACCCAGTAGTTGTACATACGCTGCGCGTCTTTGGCATTTCGCACCAGACCGCTCACATAGACTCGACCGTCAACTTCAAATTCGTTACCAACTACCCGCACCACGGGGATATACGAGCCTGCCCAATCACGTTCCTCAAGAACCTCGTAGCCGTTAATCTTGCACCATTTGACCTTTTTACGATCCGATATGCGGGAACGTAATGGCTTGCCAAACATGGACCGCAACGATTTATCTTCAGGAGTGCCATTAAAAGCGGTCACATTTCCCGGATATAGGTTTAGCGTTGCTTTTTCATACTCGATGTAAAAATACTCAGCGATGCGAACAGTGTTCTCACTAATCCACTGACTTATGGACTGATCGCCAACACCCAATGACATAAGGGTATTGATCGGGGCCGCGTTGGGGTATAAACGCTCATATTCAACTTTGGTCATGTCCTCTGTGATAAAACACCAACGGGCGTCAGCACCGGTCGGGTCTTGAATCAAAGGGTCCATGTAGACCGAAAAACTATTACGAATGCGTCCAATCTTAATATCTTGATCAAAAGTTTCTTCGTCGCAATACTCGGTCAACAGACGAATATAACCTTCACCGTAAGCAACTTGATTTTCGCACGATGTGTCATACGCAACATCGGCGTCAGAGATGTATTCAATGTGGCGAATTACACCGTTGTAGACTTCAGCCATGTCTACATCTGACTTATCATCCGCAGGAATTACTTTAATTCCCGGACGATTCATGCGCTGTTCATTGGTAATCTGCTTGACGTGCTGTGGTAATTTGTTAATGGTCAAGCAAGGACGAGCGTTAATAGTCTGACCCTGAACCGCACCACGAGTTTGAAGCACATCAGCGGGCCACTGCCACTGATTATCAGGAGAGCCTGCGTAGAACCGCAGATCGTCAAGTTCACTTTCCCGCGTTTCAGAAAACGCTGAAATCGCCATCGTCATACGTGAGCGGGCGACGGTAAGAATGTCTTCAGAACCGCCTTTTGACGGATGCGGTCCGTTTTTTGCCACATTTGATGCGGCTACGATTCCGATAGTGTCTTTCATGCGTCAAATACTCCGAGGGTGTGCGCCTCTCGCATTACGAGAAGGTCTTCGCCTTCCCATTGTAAGTCCTGACCGATAGAATCTCCAAATAGCACACGATTGCCCACTTTTACATCCTTGGCGGCAGGACCAGCAGAGACAACTACACCAGTACCAGTTTGCTTTTGTCGCAAAAGAACAAAAAGGTCATGTTTCTCCATATCAGGACGAACAATAAGGCAGTCTTGTGTGGCTTGAAGTCTCATTTTTTACTTTTCATCGGGGATTTTTTAGCGGCCTCGCGCTTGACGCTGTACGCAATGGCAACTGCTTGCTTAATGGGCTTTGTTTTAGCCTCAGCCGCCACGTTTTTTCTGAATGCTTCTTTCGAGGGACTTTTGACAAGTGGCATTATTTGCTCCTATTTTTCTTCGTTGCCATCAAGCGCCCATCCAAGATGTTAAAACGGTTCCATTCTGCGCATTGCGCCGTTGATTCGTTCGCTCATTGTACTCGCGATGCGCAACAGGAAAAGCAAAAGTTACGGCAATTGCGTCAGCGGCATCTGGTGAAGCTAACCCGCGCGCCTTCATTTCCTTTTTACCTTCCAAGAAGATAGTCCCCGCCGAGTTGGGCTTCTTCATTGGACCGACCAAATCCGCTTTTAAAAGTCTATCCTGCGGCAAACTAGCCGACTTAAGCCAATCACGCAGGGCTCCCCAAATCTCAGCGCGTTTATTGCCCCACATCACAGGGTTCTTGGCTTTCCAACCAAAGTTCACCCCGCGAACTTTATACTTCTGCTCGGTTAGTCTGTCAAGGATGCCATACCCAAGCCCGCCTTCATCAATCACGGTCAAAGCTGGTCGATACTCTTCAATGGCATCAATAACGTGTCCGACTGTAGTCATGGTATCGTCACCACGAAACCGTTTAATGGCAACAATGTCACGCCCTCGACGCACAGCAATTACTGTGCTGTCCATGCCGCCCCGAGCGGGGTCAACCCCCACAATCACAGGCGCAGTCATGTCCTTGTACTGCGGACGCTTCATGGCGTCATCGACGATGTGAGGACTGATAAACTGGTCTTGTCCGCTCTTTGGAAAATCCCCATAAACTTCAACCCGAGCTTCGTCCGAGTCTTCACCGTACTCCGCAATGATCTGCTCGTAAATCGACTTATCAGTACCTTCAACGGTTCTGGCGTCAATTTTTTCAGATTCCCAAAAGTCGCGTTTATTACCGTCCACAGCTTCATAAAAATAGCCTGTGTTCCGTCGTCCGTTGGAAAACGCAAACCAATACCTATCGAGAATGTTTTCAGTAAAGAAGCCCGCTGCAACTGACCAAATGCCATCAGGAATACCGCTGGCCTCGTCGAAAATCACCATCATGCCGTCCATATTATGGACACCAGCATAAGCATCTGGGTTTTCTTCACTCCACAGCTTCCCCTCGGCACCCCAATATCGAGTACCCTTCTTAAGGTCACGCTCGACCAGTTCGGTCAACCAGTTGGCCGGGTTCAGGCTTGTAGCCGTGGGTTCCCACCAGTGAGCATTAATCGCCATTGTCACCCATTTAGTCAACTCACCCCACGTCACTTTCCGCAACTGGTTCTCGCTGTTGGCCGACACGATGACAGAACTACCTATCCTGGTAGTTAGCATCCACAGGATCAGCCAACTAACCAGCGCGGACTTACCAACCCCTCGACCAGACGAAACAGCCCTGCGCAACGCTTCAATCAGGTCACCCTCGGTCAACTTACCCCGATTCTCCTTGATGAAGTCCCGGATGCGCCGAAGCGTCCTGCGCTGCCACGCCCGGGGTGCTTTAAAGTGTTCAAGTGGTGTGTTCTTCTGCCCCCACGGAAACGCAAACAACACGAACGCTTCAGGATCGTCCTTGATCGCAGGTGACCACAACTGCGACATCAGCAGCTGCTCCTCCTCGGGACTGTATCTCATTTTCTGCAAGTCACTCTCCCTCGTCCGTCAATCTCGGGGTCACATCCACCACTTCAGCTTCAATCACCCTAGCCTGCGCCTGCGCAAGAGCCTCGGTAATCGAGATTGTTCCACCCACTTCAATCTGCCTAGTTTCCCCGTACCGCTTACGATTGTGTGCGCCCATAAGCCACTTGCGCGTATCAATACGCAACTTGTCTCGGTTAACTGTGTCATTCGATGTTGGATCAATCGCGCCTACCCCATCGGCAATTTCAAGGATCTCCCCGGCCAAGAACTCAGTGCGCATCTCCTGCGCTTCTTTGAACCGCTCGTGGCGCTGAGGATCACGTTTAATCCAGCGCAAAAAATCCTCGTACGACACAAGTCGATGGTCGTCTTCGATGAGGGATTGCAGGGATCGGCCCCGGTAAACGTCCTCAATCACCCGCTCGAATATCTGCTCATATTCGACATGGCGAAGGGCTTTGGACTCCGCAGGGAGCCTCGGGGGTTTGGGGTCTGGGCACGACAGCCAGTTTGGAAGAGATTGATCACTGGCGACAACCGTGCCTACAGGCTGAGAGTTTCCTTGCTCCATAGTGCTGTCGATGTTAGCACGGTTGTTAAATTTGTGGAATACAAGGATCGATTGACTACATGATCCCACTGGGTTTTTATTTTTGAAAAAATTTTCAGAATTCTCGTGGTGCTTACGTAGCCGAACCAGCGACCCAGCGGGCCCTACCCCACCCCCATCAACCCCAAGAATCACAAAACCCAGTGAGTCAAAAACCCGATGGGTAGGCGATAAACAGTAGAACCAATGGGTTTGATTAGATTTTGAGTATCTGGGTTCAATGGGTCATTGGAACCCAGTGGATTAGATACAATGGGTGAGTGTTCCCGTGTTTCTGCGGGTTGGCGCCAGTTTCACCTTTCGCGCGCACGCGAACCCTTGATTCAATACGATTTTTAAACAGTCTTTTTTCCAAGAATCCCTCGAATCACTTACCCCTATTTCTAGGCAATTTTGTCACCGACTTGCAAAAGTGTGGTAACATGGGAGCACTTACCCAGTGGAGTAAAAACAATGATCAACAGGCCAGCCCTTGAAGATGCCGTATTTCATGTCTACCCCGACTTAGACATGGTAGATATTGAACGGATGC